ATAGTTCGCGAACTCATACATCGAACCGTCGAACAGAAGATACAACTGGTTATCCCAGGACGTATAGCAACCTGTCGCTGAGGCGCCGATGGTATCACTAAGTTTCGACACGACACCTTGGGCGATATCCGACGCATACGAGAAACGGTACGTAGATCTATCCTTGAAAATGATAAGGTCTGTATTAACCGCTGCCAAGTCGACAACATTCTGGCCGTCACCCTGGGAGACGTTAATAAAATCGCCATCCCAAACAAGAGCACCGGAAGCCACGTCGCTCACATAAATACGAGAGCCGTTTGTAGCGGCACCGACGCCCTGAGCAATCCACAAGTGGTCACGTGACGTGACAATCGAGGCGCCCTTGGGCATCGTAGCGTCAGCGACAAAGCCGCCCCCTGGGTCCCACGTACCGCCAGGATTACCAGAAGATAGCGGGGCGACAAGGTACAACTTATCCCGGTACTGAACGCACGCAGTGGCTGAGAAAGTAGCCGTAATGACTACCCAGGAGCCGTTAGCGAAGTAATACGTCGAGCCGTTCCGACCGCTTCCGATGACGTAATATGCACCGGCAGAGTTAACGTAGTAGCCCAAAATCTTAAGGCTGTTAGGAATTGCTCCACCGTTAACTCGAAAGATCGGAGGACGAGATACCAGCGAGCCGTCCTTGTCGCACTCAAAGTTATTCATGACGAACAACTCTGTGTCGCCAATAGAGGTTTGGTCTGAGAGAGTATTCAAGCCCCCTACGAAGGGACCGATACGAATCTCTTCGTAAGTGTCCGTAGCCACTCTGTCTCCTAGTTAAAGTCAACCATCGTAATGGTGGGATAGAACAAGTTCAGCGCCTTGGTTTCGTCATCCAGAGTGTCACCAAGTTTATTCTGGTAGTTCTGGTACGCTTGACTCGACGCACTGTAATCCTCGTCAAGTTCGTATGCCTTCGAGAGGCAGTAGAACAAGATCGCAGGGTAGTGACGATCAGGTAGCGATAGCAGATCACCGGCTGACGTAACATCGGCGGGCGCTCCGTAATAGTAAATGGTGAGGGAGCCTGGATAATCCTGGTCAGGTGTCGGGTAAATGCTAATCGTATTCGCCCAGCGAGTCCACCACACGGGTTGACCCTTAGAGTTACGGTTAGGGTCCTGAGTAACCAGAATTTGCTCAGCCTGAGTAAACTCGACTCCAGTAATCGGATTGCCGTTGAAGCGCAGAGTAGTAATTTCAAGGGCATTCGCAACAGGAATCTGGTACTCAAACTGACCTGAGAGAATATCTCCGGTAGCCCTACCCTGGATACACTTAGTGATCGTAGCAATATCCATTTGGGCAAGATTAATCCAGGACATAATATCCTGGTCAGTAATCTGCACGCCAGACTCGTCACCAAACTGACGCTTAATGTACGTCAGTACGTCCTGAGCGTGCCTGGTGGTGGTATCGAGGCTCATAGGTGCAACCTTTGACCCTTTCCAAGTTCGTAGTAGTGCTTCGGAGAATGCCACATAGAGTAAGCACGATCCCCAATTTCAGCAAGCCGTTCTTCATTCTGCTTCGCTTCCATCAACTTCCGAGCGGCTTCCATATGGTCAATCTTAGCGTTTAGATCATCAGACCTGGAATCGAACAACTTCGCAATGACGCGAGCGTCCAGTTCTTCTTCCTTGACGTAAAAGATGATGTAAGGCTCAAACCCCCAACGCATCTGTGCGACAGCATACGGTTCAATATCCGTAGCCAGTCGCTGAGCCGGGGGAATCCACAGAAGCCGGAGCGTAGGGTCCAGGTCATTAATAATCTCAGCGACACGCTGGAAGTTTTCGTTAACCCAGGAGTCACTGTCCGGGTCATAAACGTGCGAGTTTGCGAGTAGCGCTTCGTTAGCCATTATGCCTCATAAGGGTTAAGGATCGCAGAAACCATCCCGCCATAAGCGGGGCTGCTAAGAAACATTTGACCAGACGGTCCAGTAGTGGCAGCACTAGACAATGTGCCAACCAGCATTCTGGTAGAACCCGACGGGTCACAATAGTTATCTTCGACAGTCCAGTAATCTACGTCGGTTGGGTAGGAGTTTAATATGGCCAGCCGCTGAAATACTTATACATCAGGTCGCTCAGCGTGAACTTTCTAGCCGCTGCAAGGTTATCGACAAGCCCTGCCTCGATGCATTGATACGCATAACTCAGATACATTAGGTCATTAATGGTCATCTTGACAGTCTGAGCCTGAGTCACAGCACCGATATTAACTAGGCGCTGGACGAAAAACAGGCGCTTCTCGTCGTTATATCCGAGGTACACAGGATTTGCGTCCGTAGCAGGCGTGCTGTCATAAAGCACGCAATACCTGGCCGGTCCGAAACCCGTAGCATCTGCCGTCCAAGTTATGTCAGCTGCATCAAAAGTTGCAACTTGCGCAGCAAGCGACAGAACAGGCGATCCGACAGTGACCCCGCCAACAGTATAGCCACCAAGGGTGGCAAGTTCGTTTGTCAGCGAAGACTTATATTGGTGGGCTGCCGAGAAAGTGTATGCGGAACTCAGCAGAACAGCCTTGATAACGTCCGAATCCAGGTCAATTTCCTTGTTCATCAAGGACTTTTGGAATGCGGGGTAAAGCTTTGCCGAGACGGCCATTACTCCTCCTTAGACAAAAATAGGCCCCAGGAGGATTGCCTCCTGGGGCCTATCTTAGCATACTAGATTACGACTCGGTGATGTTCTGGATAACACCGTGGGTGTTACGACGACCAGTACCAAGTTCCGAATACTGGTACATCATGCCCTGGTAAGCGTCATAGCCAGTAACACGCTCCCACTTGTTACCGTCCATGTCCATCCAGGACCAGTCATCCTCGCGGTATTCCTTGATTTCATCCTCGTTGATAAACCACGCGGTCGAAGGCGGAGCAAAAGCATCCGTCACGATCGGGATTTCTCCACGGTCAGTAATGAAGCCAATACCGGAGAAGCCGCCATCGAACTCCTTCGTGTTAACGAACTGACGCTGCTGCTGAAGAAGCGAGGCGTAAGAACGACGAACACCAAGAGACGTGAAGATAACGGTAGTCTTGCCACCGTTAACTCGAATCTGGTCAGCCATCTGCATGAACATGTTTTCCGACACGGCGGTAGAAGCGCCACCGTTGTTGTTCACGACAGACTGCCAAACAGACTCAACCGTGGGGTCGATGTTGTAAAGCGTCCCCGTGTTAGAAACGATCGAGGTAAAACCGTTCCATTCACGGTTAAGGTTACCAGTACGGACGAAGAAGTCACCGACAGCAGGCGTAGCAATCGCTGCACCGTCAATCGTGACCGTCTTGTTCGCAAGGCTAATCGACGTGACGTTACGAGCAACCTGAGAAACAGTGCTGTTCGCAAGAACGTAGTCGACAACCATACCCACATCGAAAAGATCTGGACGGTCAACCGTAATCGTGTTACCGGCAGTCGTAGCCGTAACCTTACCAACAACGCCAACCTGCGTACCGTAAACCTGGCGGTTCTGGTCCTTAGCAAGGTCGGACTTAAGGCCGTTAAGTTCGAGTTCGAGAGAACTCTGGAACGACTGGTAATCCTTGTCGATAAGAGCAATCGCCTGGCCCGAAAGCTTCACAGCACCGTAAAGGTACTTAAGGCCAATTCGAGCGGCGGCAGTACCCTGCTGACCAGCGGCAGGAAGTTGTTCGAGTTCGTTACGAGCACCGATACCAGCGTTACGCCGAGTGTGAATTGGGAACGTCACATAACGTCCACCAACGTTCCCACCAACGCCACGGGAAGTCTTCTCGATACGACGGAGCGTAACAACATCGTTGTTAAGTTGCTCGCGAACGTCGCCCTCGTAGATTTCCTTGGTAATTGCATTAAGAGTCGCCAGGGTGGCGGGCATCTTTTCTCCTAGTTATTCTCCGCGGAGGCGACGCACAATTGCGAGTCCAGCCTCAGCGCGCCCATCTTGGCTCTTAAGAGCATCAGGATTAGGCTGCTGAGACGGATAACCTCCGCCCGACGGTACAACCCTTGGCGCCTGTGCGCCAGGGCGAGGAATTGATTGGGCTGCCTGGTACATCTTCTGCCAGTCAGCATATGCCTCAACAATAGAGACCTCTCGCCCGTAACGTTCCGAAAGTGAAGCGGTGCGGTTATAGACTTCGACAGCCAACCATTCCGGAAGCGCACCAACACGCTGTTCCAGACTGGCCATTTGGTTTCCGAGGCTACTTTGGATCGCATCAAACTTCTGCTGGCTGGCCTGCTGTTCGGCCTGCTGCTGAATACTTTGAAGGAATTGATCCTGCTGCGCCTTAATCTCTGCCTGTTGCCGGGCAAGTTCCGAAATTCGAGGGTCCTCGTAAACGTCGGGGTCCTCACCGGTTTGCTGCTGAGTAATCTCTGCTGCCTTAGCGGCAGCCTCAGCGGGCATCATGCCGTTCTGTTCAAGAACTCCGCGGAGGTTATTGAAGAAGTCGACAGGCGAAGCATTAAGTTGTTGGAACAGGTTGTAGCCGGCTTGAAGTTGATCCGGGGTTACATTGTTCTTACGGAAGTCATCATAAGGTGCATACTGCTGATGCAACTTCTGAAACTGCTGCTGAACTCCCTGATCCCACTTTTGCAGTTCCGGGGTGATCGTCGGCCAAAATTCCTTAGGAATCTTCTCCTTGATCGGCGCCCACGCCGGGTTTTCTCTCGGCTCTCCCGTAGAGGCTGCTGGGGTTGCAGGCTCATCCTCAAACGGAGAAAGGTCAAAATCAAACTCAACTTCGCCGCTGCCCTCAGGCATCGTTTCAGACATAAAAATCTCCTAGCGTACTGTACGCTTTCCGCGCCCTGGTACTTTATAGTGGCAAGTGTAGCACATTAAAACTCAGAGCAAGCCCATCTTCTGCCGACATGCGTAGATCATGTCGTTCTTGCTCATAATTTGCAGTTGAGCCGCCGTGTAGCCCTGCCCCGTGAGGTAAGTCTTCATCGTAGCGATTGTCTGAAAAACCGCGTGGTTTGTCGTAGAGATCGTTTGCGAAGACTTAAGAGCAAGGCCGGTAGCGGAGGCGTTATTGTTTGTAATATCGCGATCAGCCATTATCCGAGCCCATCTGAGGATTGGGGAGACATGCTATCTGCGCTGCTCCCGGTGGGAATACTTCCTGCCGCCTGGTCGGGCGTAGAAGGCGCGCCTCCCTGATCCTGACCATAGGCTGTCATTTGCTGAGTAGCGGTTGGTCCGCTACTACTTGCATCGTCATAACTTGGTCCAGGAGTTCCCTGAACGCCAGGAGCAGAACCATCACTAGGAATCTGACCCAGCATTTGTTGAACTTGCTGCTGCTGCATAAAGTTCATGTGAGTTTGAACGTGCGCTTGGAACTCAGCCTTAACAGGGTCAGGCAGGAATTCAAATGCCTGAGACCGTCGATATTGATTGTGAGTATCAATATGCACTTGGTGATTGTCGAACGAGTTAACAGGAACCATTGGCGGGACGGTTTGAGATTGTTGCGGTGAGCCCATACCGCCAGGTTGTCCGGGCGGTTGCTGCATCATTTGTTGCTGCTGGAACTGCTGCTGTCGCTGCAAGAGTTCGTTCGGGTCGAGGTTCTTCATCCGCACATTTTCACGTTGAGCCTGACGCTTGTCAGATTGCAGACCGTCAATAATCTTCTGCGCCCCGCCAATTTCCAGAAGTTCCAGACCCTTATCAGGGGGAATATAACCTCGGTCCATCAGGTCCATAATGTACGCCTGTCGCGCTGCCTTTGACATGGGCAGAGCGCTTCCACCTTCAACCCGAATATCCGTACCATTCGCAACATCCGAACCCGCAAGAAACAGAGTGTCAAACGAACCATCTTCTCCGACAACCTTAATCATGCGGGGAACATCCCACATCTGAACGACAAGTGCGAGGGTTTGACGTGCGGCCTTCTCACAAGCCTGCTCAATAGATTGATACGTCGGAACGAGGTAAGAATCGTCCTTCTCTTGCAGGTACGAAATTGCTGTAGCAGCGGTAACTCCAGGAGGGGCATTACCCTTCGACACCTGGTGCTGTCCCGAGATATCCTCAATATCCGTAAGAATAGTCTGCTGCTGTTCCAGCACGTAACTCGGAATATCCGACAGAGGAATAGGCTGGGGAAGCTGGAAACCAGGCTTAACCTCGATAATCGCACCAATCTCATTGGTCATCCGGGTCGATGTAATCGCGCCCTTCTGAGCCAAAAGTTGAGGCTTGGCCATCTTCTGCCGAGCCTCATTGAGTTGTGTACGAATCGAGTTGTACTCCTTTTGCAGCCCATTCAGAGAGTTAAGAACTGCCTTGCGGTAGAACTTACCTGTGTGAATGTGACCGACATGCGAAAAAGGATACTCATTATGGGTGTATGGAAGTCCTTGTTCGTAGGCGACAAGAG